GTTAGTTTTACCTGGCACTAGCAGGGCCAGTTGGGGAGTGTGAAATAACACGTAATGAAATCCGGTTGCAAAGACTGGACTGGGGCCGAGGCCCTTACCCCCCGAGAACGGCAGCCCCGAAGCTTGACGAATCTCAATGTCGAAGTCGAACACAAAGGCTGCTGCCCCCGCAAAAGAGGCAGCTTTGACCGTGGCAAGACCCACGGACGGCAATCGTCAAAATGGAATGGCAGCTCCATCAACAGGCCAGACTACTTGCCTTAATCAGCCGGTAGCCTCTGGGCGATCCAAAGCCCAGTGGGGTAATGCTCACCCTAAGAGCAGAGCTGGTCCCAACAGACCTACTGTTGGCGCGAAGTCCCAAGGTAAGGATTTCACTGCTGCGCGTATCGAGCGGCAGGTGGCCGTCTTCAAGAGCACGGCCTTGTACGTCCGCGGTCGAGATGTTATTTATCCCGACAATTTGGCACTTGCACGATTTAACGCTTGGGTGGTCGCTCATCAGAATGAGATTGACCCCAGTGAACAACGTGTTTGTGTCAAATGTGGACACGTCGATTTTCAATTGTGTGCGCACAGCGTTGCTGAAGCGCCGGTGAAAGTCGTAGCATCCGATCCGGAGGTGGTATCGGATGAATTGCGTCACCACAACTGGTCATTTAGACCGTTTCGTGTCCTCAGCGAAGCGTTCCAATGGCCGGGATTCGATACGCACTCTCAGAGTGACGCACGTCTGCACGGGTTTAGTAACCACCATTTACCCGACCAACTAATCATCCCTGAGTTATTCTCATATCTCACGATGAACATGCAGACGTCTTACTTGGTCCAAGGTGTTGAAGATCGGGCACTGCGCTTAGCGCACGTACACCGTTTGGGCCAAAAGTGGTTGTTGTTGAGGAACTTGGAAGGTGTGGTTGAGTCGGACCACCACTATTGTGTTCGCGTCAAATTGACGATCCAAAGAGCATGTGATAATGCTCAGAACACGATGTTGTATGGTGAGAGAGACCCAGCGCGGAATTTTGGCTTAGCCTGGTTGCCCGGATCCCGCGCAAAACAATTAATGCTACTTTTGCTGGTTGTAGTGGCATTATGGAACATCTCAACAACCATCGGCTTGGCCGCCCGACTGTTGGAAGTCTGTTGGGTAGCCGCCAGTGCCACGCTTTACATCTTGAAATGCGTGGCCGTCTCTGTACCGGATTTGGGTCCGAAACTGATACTTTCAGTTTCAGCACACCAACCTGGAAACACGCAGTCGTTTCAGTGCGTCAGCACAGAGTACGACACGCGCTGGTTCGTGCCAGAAGGGGATGCTCATGCCGTGATCCAATCTTGCAACTTTATGGATTGGGTGACGGCCGGTGTGACCGAGGCGTCCTTCCAGAGCTCGGAGATCTACGATCAGGTCTCGAGCGGTATCGGCAGGTCCAGGGACGAGATTTGCGGACGACTTTGGCTGGAGTCCGCAAGTTACAAAATAATATGGGCGAGCAAACAGTTCGCGGATTATTTGGAGATTGGTCAAATTGGGCCAATGGATGTACTCAGACTTTGGGTGGCAACCATTTGGACCGAATTCCAACTCTTTGTGTTCCGCTGCTAGATCCACAGCCAACGATTGTGATGTCCAACTGCATTCACAATCAATTGGAATCGCTCGGTCAACGTTACCTTAAGGTGACGCCCGAGCCGCAGCCCAAGAATCTCAACTTCCAACTCTTGCACAGAATTATAGATCATTTGGCGAAACAGATCTCTGAGTTCTTCTGTCCTGAGTTTAATTTCCAACAGTACGTTAAAAACAAACCCGGCGCCGTGAGGCGACGATTCTTAAAAGCGTACAAACAGATGTGTGATGGTCAACGAAACATATCTACGAACTCAAAAATCGCCGCCTTCGTCAAAAATGAACGTTACTTTGAAGAAGGCAAATCTCCCCGAATGATAATGGGACGAGATCCGAAATTTAATATCGTGTATTGTAGATTCATAGCACGGTTGGAAGATGCGTTCTTCAAATTGCCCCAGGTTGCGAATGCCTGTGATTACACTAAATGTGGGGCCAAATTTTCGGAATTGTTCAATTATTGTTCTAGCATGTTTGAGAACGACATGTCAAAATTTGAAGCAACACAGCGTGAATGTCTCCTGGGTCTTGAGTACCTCGTTTATGATGGAGTTTTGAAACGTTGTGGTTGTTCCAACGAGATCCAGGATCTTCGCACAGTATTTGCAGCAAAGTGCATCAAACCGGTCGTTACTGGTGAAGGTGTGCAAGCCAAATTCGAATGGTGTAGAGGTTCTGGTGACATGGACACAAGTCTGGGAAATGGCATAATAAATTACATTAGTACAATGTATTTCATGATCCACAATTTTTGTGGTGAATTTTGCCAGTTGGAACATTGTAGTTGCAAAATTTTTGACAAGTTTGTGTTGAAGGGAGACGACTCTTTCGGATGCTGTCCATCTAAAAGTCTGACCAATACTTATGCGTGGTTTGGTTTGGACGCTAAACTGATCTATCGATCAGATGCCCGAAATGTTGAGTTTTGTAGCGGCCACTACATTCGCCTAGCCAACGGCCGCTGGACATACGTTCAAAAATTGCGTAAGCTGATCACATCTGTGTCAACATGCATCAACCCCGATACAATTAAGAACGGTTGGTTGGGACATTATTTAAAATCCCTTGGACTTATGTACAAGAGATTATATGATGGTGTCCCAATCTACCAGGAATTCGCGGAGATGTTGCTCACAGCAGATGATGGTCATGGGATGAACACCCATCTCATTGAGGGAGTGTCATATGGTGCCTGGGAAGCCTTTTCTCATGCGGGTAATGCTGAAAAAGTAGACTCGTGTCCGGAAACGGTCCTTGACATTGCGGAACATAATGACATGCCCCTCGCTCAGCTCGAAGCACTGCGCAATTGTTTCATTGGGACACGCATTACATTGCCATCACACCACCTGAGGCGATGTAATCTCAAATCGAAACTACAGGACGAAGAACAAATTGACCCAGGAGCGACCATCAGTAACTGGGTGAATAGACTTGAATTGGACAAACGTGCAAAGGAGATCCGCAGAACTCTCAGTCGTTTGTCACATGACCCTACACATCTTCGGGTCTTGTTTTCCAAAAGATAGAATTCTTGTCAACCTCAGGGGTAAATGAGGTAAAATAATTTGTTCAAATTGCCGGCCCGCGTTGCGGGCCAACCAGGCGAC